CCAGGATTCCATTTATCATCTTTCATTTTAGAGAATCCAGAGTTTTTAAATGCAGTATCTTTTGCTTTATAGATGTATTGCATTTCAGGCGAGTCTCTATGGAACGTATGTTTTCTATTTACGTAACCTTGTTTAATTAGTATTTGACCTGATAGATATGCTGATACTCCCCAGCTAGCATCAAGTTCTTCAAATGTTTGTTCCAAAGTAGTTTTACCTGTTGAAGCTCTGCCTCTTGTTTTTTCTAATACTTCTGGTGTATAAAACTCAATAGGTTTATTTGGATTTTTCAGCATTGCAGCAAGATAATAACACTGTTGTGTTTCTGCATATGCTGTATTTTCTGTTCCTCCGCCTGATCCTTTACCTCCTCCAAAGACTGGTGATTTTGCAATCTTTGAGCTTGATATTGTATCACCATTTGTTTTATATAAAGTAAAAGCTTTTCCAGGATTGTCTTCAAAATCTTTTATTGAACCGTAGTTCCTTTCATCATCAGCCAGCTTGATTGTATCGTTATCAACGGTAACTATATCTGCTTTTTGTTGAATAAGTCTTTTGAGGATAGTGAGACGAGGTTCATCTGTCTGTGAGTTGGGCTTATCCCACTCAGCAGGAGTTAATGGTCTCATGCCTTCCTCCAAAAATGTTTTAAACTGTATCATTAATATATTTATACTTTTCTAACATTGACTCTTGAAGTTTATAAGCCTCTTTCTCAAATGGTCTATCTAAATAATCTAAAGTAAAATCCATCTCTTCACCACGTTCTGACTGGCGCACATGTACCATTTCATGAAATACAGCAGTAATCAGGTCTTCTTTACTCATACCTTTTTTCAATTCGATTTCATGAAAAGTCTTTTCAATCATAACCTGAAAAGCCTGTGTTCCTTCCATTTTTACTAGTGAAAATAAAACATCAAGGTTCTTTTTACGCGGCATCAGTTCTTTCAACGCAAACCAGAAAGCATTCTCAACGAGTTGCTTTTCTGATTTAGATCCACCAATGATTTCAAAATAGATCATTACCTACGCCTGTAGATGTATGCATCCATTCTTTCGGCATCTTCTAGTTTTATACAATACATGTATCTGCCGCGATACTTATAAGCATTTGGATTATTTTTACCAAGCCTTCCTTGGCATTTAACATAAAACTGATAGTCTTTATTGGCATCCCTTAAATCTTTATTAAGGTTAGTAACCATTCTCCTAAGATTGGCAAGAAGATCCATATCTTCTTTGCTGTTCTTATAGAACGTACCGATTTTATTAGTATAATTTTTATAATCAACTATTGTCATTGGCATCAAGCTTCTCCTCTATAGTAATAACATATTTTTTGCCGTTCATATCGTATAATTCAATTGTCTTTTTAGGTGATACAAACCAGCCACCTTTTGGATGCAAGTCTGATTTGATACCTTCAACTGGTCCTATGATTCCATCTGAATCATATTTTAATAATGCTTTACGAACTGTGTCCGCTATCTTATCACAGTATACCATCATGTCAAGTTTCCTACGTATTGAATTAAATACCACCAAGTGTAGGTTTTACTATTCTCTACACCGAAGATCCAAAGAGTGTCAATCCAACCAAATGCAAATACTGCAAGGATTAGGAAGGTAAAGATTTCTGATATCCAAGTTCTCATATTCTGATTCCTTGTTCTTTAGCAGCTGCCTGCATAAGTTGAGTTATAACTGGTTCAAGTTTTTCTTCAAACCTTCTCCAATCATGATCGCGGTAGTAGTAACCACCTCTTTGTGAGTGTGGAACCCAACCAAAGAATTGACCGAATCGTGATCTTTTATTCATAAGACCATTGTTGAAAAGATCGTAAGCTAAGTTAGAAGCAACTCTGAATTTTTCAAGATGCTTGTTGCTTGAACGAGGACTTGGTACGCTACCTTCAAGAGGTATACGTTCATCAAGTTGTTCTTGAAGTTTTTGGAATCCTTCGTGGACTCCCCATGATTTTTTAAATAGTTCTAATTGTTCCATATTATTCTCCATCAATTAGTTAATTGTCCAACCGAGTGTTTCTACATACTCGGCACCTTTATCTGCAAAGATTGCCATGACTGCTGCTTCTCTTGGAGCAGTGTCCATATACTCAAGCTTTTTTCTAGCTTTAATGATTTCATTAGCTGAAAGAAGATCTAAGACTTTCTGACAATCTGCGGCATCTTCATTGTACATGTCTACCATGTCGTTTTCAATTGCAAAAGCTGATTTAGCTTCTTGTTTATTTTCTTTGATAAGTTTTACTAGGTTTTTCATTTTTTTCTCCATCTTTATTTTTTTTACCTTATATAACTAGTATACCACAAAAAAACAGGAATGTAAACAAAAAAATGCAGCCTAGCTGCACTTTTTTGCATTTTTTCCAAATACTGTGACATTTTTGTCACAATTACATCTTGAAGTCTGAAAAATCCTTCATGTCTTCACCTGATTTGGTATTATCAAACACTGGTGTATCATCGGTGAGAGTCTGAGCATTTTCCTCAACATCATATAATTTCATACGAGATCTATCTACACCAATAATAAACCTTTTATTCTGTACTGGATCATTATATCTATTCTTCAATTGTTTTACCATCATCTGGCCGAGCTTATCGAGTTCTTCGGTAGTAACTAATGCAAACATTAGATCCGCGGTAGCGGGTAATCCAAAAGACTCGGATGTATCTTCAAGCCCAACATCCGAGCTAGAATAACCTGAACGAGTCGTTTGCGTTGCAGAGACGATCGGTACGCTGAATTCAACCGCAAGACCGCGTAATTCTTCAGCAATTGCTTTAACGTAAGAGTATGTGTTGATTGCACCGCCTAATCCTTTCATTCTTGAGCTTGAACATATATTTAAATAATCAATAAAGATTATATTTGGTGTAAAGTTTCTTTTAAGCTTTAATTCATTGAGTAATGCACGAAAATGACCTGAATGAGCAGCACCAGTTGGATATTCTTTAATAATTAATTTACCTGCATTCTTCTGAGCAATCTTTGTAATTTTATCTTCAAACATTGTCTTTGATAAAGAATGAAGTTGATCAATAGGAATATTCATAAGGTTTGCATCAATTCTTTCTGCTATTCTTTCTTCAGCCATTTCCAATGTAATATACAAAACATTCTTACCGAGTGTAAGAACCGAAGCAGCATGATGGCACATAAACAAAGATTTACCAACACCTGTGCCGGCAAGCGCAATGTTTAGTGTTTTATTAGGTAAGCCATCTTTAGTAATTTTATTGAAATATTCAAGATCAAATGGAATCCTATCTTCAATTTTATGATAAAATTCAAACCTGTCATCTGAGTTATCAATATAATCATGACCTACATTAGTGTCAAAACAAACACCAAGAGCGTCCGATAAAAGTTGTGGCAGTGCATCCTTTTTAAGTGTGTTATGTTTACCATCAATAATATTGATTGATTCCATAATGGCAAGATAGATACTTCTATCTTGACACCACTTTTCAGTTTCATCAAGTAACCATTCTTTGTTTACATCTTTTGGTGTAAACACTTGGCCAAGTATTTCAGAAACACCAGGGCCATCTTTTATATTTGCGGAAGTTAACTCAATTGATAGTGCTTCTTGAGTTGGAAGCTTATTATACTTATCAACAAACTCAACTACAGAATCAAATACAACTCTGTGATTGTTTTCAAAGTATTCTTTTTTAAGAAAGGGTATTACTGATCGAGTATAATCTTCATCATTAATTAAGTTTCTTAGAATTGTCGTTTGTATGTTTGGTTCCATCGCCTATCCTATAGTTTCCAGACTCAACTGCTTCTGTCATACAGTGCTGAAGGATAGCACCAATATGATTGCCAAAATCTGGATCATTATCTAATTCCATATCTGTTGGATTTTCAATTATTTGATATTTAAAATCAAGCCTTGCAATATCATCATTGTCTTCAACAACAGCTTTTACTTTTCCATAAGCATATATAACATCTTTATACATGCCTGTTTTTATTCTTATGCAATGATGTTCAGGGAACTTTTCATTGTCCATGAATGTGTAATCATTCTCCGTTATCATCTTTATAATCTTCCATATTAACTACAGATCCTATCTGATAACTTTTCTTTATGTATTCTTTAAAATCTGTACCATCAAGTATAGGTCTCCAAAACTCTTCGGTAAGAGTTTCTTTTTCTCTTACTTTACCTTCTTCACCTGCACGCTGATACCAGCCAGGAGATGGTTTAACTACATATCCACCGCCCATTGCTACATCAAGAAGACCTGACCATTTTTGTATGCCGCCTTCCCATGAAACTGAAATAGGAATCTTTGACTTTTCACGTACAAACCTTGATTTTTCAACATTAATCACAAAGTGATAACCTTTAATTTCTGTACCAACTTTATCCTGTTGTCTACCAATGATCCAAATATTATCAGCACTGTAGTATATACCTGTGCCACCACCAACAATATCTTTTGGAAACAAGCCGATTTCTTTATATGTATGATTAACAGCAAGAAGAGGAATGTTTTTCATAGTAAGATATGGTGTAACCATTCTAAACAAACCTTTCAGTGCTTTTGCTCGTGACATATCAGCAACTGACTTTTCGTTCAGTGCGTCTTCCATTTCTTTCTTTGATGCAAGGTTACCAATTGAGTCAATTACAATAATAACTTTATCATCTCTATCGAGTTGTTCAAGTTGATTTACCAAATCAAACTTTAATTTTTCAACATCTGTGATTGGCGTATGTAGTACTTTATCAATATCAATACCAAATGTTTCAAAGTATTGCTGAGGCGAACCAAACTCAGAATCATAAAATAACATGACAGCGTCATCATGTTTCTTTAAATATGCACTTGCCATTTTCAAAGCAAATGAAGTTTTAAAGTGTTTTGACTGACCGGCCAATACTGTAAGACCGGAACTTAATCCACCTTCAACATCGCCTGATAAAGCGACGTTAATCATTGGAACGTCAGTGGTGACAAAATCTTTGTCACGGAAGAACTGTGATTTACTAAGGATCGCTGTTTCCTTAATCTTTGAGTTCTTCTTTAGTTTATCCATTATTGACATTCATTATCTCCTAAAATTATATTATACCATAAATTGATCAAGTTGTACAACACTTTTTTCATAATCATATGACTTTGATTTATTACACTGTACCATGAAAGGAGTGTCTATCATACGATTATCTAATCTTCCATCACAAAATTTTAAAACATGTTCTGCCATATCTTGTGCTGTGGTGACAGGAACATTTTGACATATGTGATTGAGATTTTTTAAACCACCTTGTAATATGAAATCATCAGGTAGTCCCATAATACTTAAACATTCTCTTATCGTTAAGTATCGATCTTCATCTGGATGAGTAAGGCATGTTGGTGTGCTTCCTACAAAAGCTCCGATATAATCTTTTGGAATATATACACCTCTTCTCATAATGTTTCCACCAGATTTTAATTTATCATGCATGGTTCTACATCTCGTTGCTTCTTTTTCAAAGCCATGAGTGTCCATCCACTTTGCAACTGTTGCATAACTTATATTGTGATCTTCAATATAAATTTTTACATCAGTGCTTTTTTTTATTTTATTTTGAAAGTCGTTATGACTGATACCGCCCTCAATCTCATTGAGAACGTACCTGTAAAATGGGTCTTCACTCGGAGCACTTGATTTTACTAGGACTGACATTGGATCCTCTGGATCCCGTTTCACGGAACGAATCGTTTCCTCAATTTTCTCATGCTCTCTAGTTATATATTCAAATTGAGGTACCTTTTTGCCTTTCCAGAAAAAATAAAATGCTCTATCTCTTACTTGTCCGAGTCCATGAAGGATAGACTTTGTTTTATAGAGTGAGAAAGTATATCCGAAGTGTTGTCCAATTTCTCGAAGATCCCTAACGACCGGCTCTCCCATTTTCGAAGCGAGTCTTGGTGCGTTTTCACCCCAGAATACCTGAGGTTTGAGTTTGCCCAAGACATGAGTGGCTGAAGTGCGCATCCAATCATTAGCACCAGCGTTAGAAGAAGCTGAAGTATTAAGGCTAGACAACCCAGCACAAGGACATACGGTATTAACAACATCGACAGAAGGTACGTTAGGTACCCTATCGTCTCGTATAAGATGATAGGGGACCTGTTTTTTATAGTATTCCACAAGGTGGTTATCGTTTGCATTAAAATCCTCATATGATAATATATATTCAGGTTTCTTGCCAAACACATTTTGCATGGCAATTGTTTCACCACCAATGAGTGGAACTATACTAGCATATTTCACTATTTTGCCTGTTCTGCCGTAATGTAATCATACACTTTTAATTGTGGTTCCCAACCAAGTTTTCGTGCTGGTTCAATATTTAATGTATTATCATCAGCTTCACAGTCATCGCCATCTTCTACTGGAAGATCATGATAACCTACAGCCTGACCGAGTTCAGAAACTACTACACCTTTATTTGTTCCAACATCATATGCTTTATCAACAGTGTGTAAATCTTTTTCCATTAATAATACAATAAAACCTACCACATCATCAACATGAATAAAATCACGAGTATGATTAGTGAGATATTTAATATTGCCACTTACGAGTCTACCTATTAACATTGACTCTCTTGCGTTAGGCCCATAAACTGTACTAAACCTTAAACCGACTTGGCCGGGCATAGCAGTTTCTTCATTTACTTTTTTTGTAATACCATAAGGTGAATGAGCCCAATTGTGTACACAAGATGAAGATGCGTAGATCAGAGGTATACCCGCTTCATAACACATTCTTTGTATTCGTGTTGTTGGTACTACATTGTTTTCCCAAAATGCATCTGCATTTCCAATTGATGCTCTTAAGTCTGCAAATGCTGCCAGATGAATTACGTATTCTTCATCATTCAATTGAAATTCATGAATATCTTTACCAAGTTGTGTATCCCACTCAGTGATTTCGTGTCCTTGAGATTCAAGAACTTCTTTAAGGCGACTTCCAATAAAGCCGCGTGATCCGGTTAATGCTATTCTCATGCAAAAAACTCCTCTAATGTTGCTTGTTGTTTTACTTCGTTATATGTTAACGTTTTATTTATGATGTCGTCATATACGACTTTTCCGTCACAATGTTCTCTCCAAAATTCAAACATCATGTTTCGCCACTCATCTCTCATAACATTATCATTTGCAACTAGATTCATTTGACCTGCTACTATATGTGCGTTGTTATAATCGATTCCAAGTGTTCCTGTGTTAGCACATTCTGTAATAGGTTTTCCCTGTTTCCTGTGAATAACATTATCACAAAAGTGCTTATGGAATAATGGTATCACACCTGCAGCAAAGCAATCGGTATGACAATATTCTACATTATCACCATATATATTTTCTTTGAAATACATGAGGTCTGAACCAAACCCGCCTAAACTCATACGTTCCATCATTTCATCATGATTGTATGCGCCATAAAGATAGGCACCAGTATGTCGTTTTTCAGCACCATACACCGGATCTTTTGGATTGTTGTCGTATGGTTTTTCTTGTCTGAAATAGTTCACTACATCTCTACGATTCGTTTTGTTTTTCGGATCTTTGTAGAGAACTGCTGGATAATTAATTGAAGCTTCTAAACCTTCAAGGACTGTGATGAAACTCATATCTTTAAGATGATCATTATGAATATCAATCATAATGTCAGGTCCTTTCCACATTGCTGTACGACCTACCCATCTTACAATCCTAGGATCTTGTCTTTCAATTGGTTTCCAGTAGTCTTTATTAAAGTTAAAACCTACACCCATATTTGTGAGTGGAACTTTAATAT